TGAACAAGTGGCACAAGACCCCTTGTGCTGACCCCCTGCCCGTGCCATACTACGTTTGTTGAGAGGGAGACCCCCCATGCGTAAGATCGAACGCCTGATGAATGCTGCTATCACTGCAGGCAAAGACTTCAAACTTGATAACACTGAAGTGGTTGCATGTTCTAACGTTACTGATGTCTTTCTGCACGGTAATCTGATCGCCCGAATTGGCGAAACCTGGATCGAATTGTTCGATGGTGGGAAACGATCCACCACCACCAAATCCCGTTTGAATGCTATTCTGCGCGAGCACGGAATTGGTGATGAGAGTGTATTTCAGAAGAACTTTCAATGGTTCTTTCACTCTGCACAATTCGGCACGATTCCTTTCTTCTCTGGAATGCGTTTGAATTGAACTTAAGGGGGGCACAAGTTGCCTCCCTTTTTTATACTTTTTATCCTACTATTTCAAAGCTGCCCCAGTGGCGACCGTTTGCGTCATCAGGGCGACCCTGCCCCTCTCTCCCTTGTGAACCTATCATAGAGCCCAGAGCACCCCAGACCAGGCATCCTGTGCCACTTCCTGAACTGTCACCCTGCCCCCTCTGATGCCCCCTGCTGACCCCTTATACTGATCTCATCAGCAACCAACCCCATGGCACTGACCCGCTACGAAGTTCGCTACCAGACCCCCTACAATGCTTGTGAGTGGCGGTCGCAATGGTTCAGCACCTATGAGGAGGCGATGCGTATGGTAGACTTCTATCGCTCCTGTGGTTCCCCCGCTCACCTGGCACCCTGATGAGAACCCTAACCCGCTCACGCTCCCCCGAATTTCACCGCGCCACGATGCTGCGCCTCCTGGTCACCGCTCTGCTGCTCTGGGGATTCTGGGAACCGCTACGCCCCATCCGCAATGTGACAGCTCAGGCACTGGACACCGCTGCCGACCTGATCGCCCACTGACCCGCTACAATACTCTCAGTTCAAACGACACCGATGAGCACTCCCATGATGACGGTTGTGATGAGTGAGGAGACCTACGCCATCATTCAGAAGCTGGCAGCGGACCGTATGGATGAACTGCTCAGCGTCTACGATGACTGTGATCAGGTGCCCTATGATGCTCAACGTATCCTGGAAGCGGTGACCCATTTCAGTTCCTGGGACCGTGGGGCAGTTGAGCAACTGGCATACCTGCAACGCCAGATGCCCTGAGCACACCCTACAATACTCTCAGTTCACAAGCGAACCCGATGGCAACCGCAACCTACCAGACCAACCTGACTGACCGCACCTATAACGGTTGGACTAATTATGAGACCTGGAATGTTGTGCTCTGGATTGAGAATGATGAGAGCATTTACAACTTCATTCAGGAGAATGAAATCGCCTGCTATGAAGATTTGCTGGAGGCATTCTATGAATTCGGCACTAAAGAGACTCCTGATGGTGTGAAGTGGAACGACCCTAAGATCAACCGCGCTGAGATTAACGGCGACGTGTTCGATTTCTAAACCAATTGGAACGGCAGCGCCCTAAAGACTGCCGCAAACCGTACACTTTCAAATTACAAATGACTCGCGACCTTGCTATCTCCCTGCTGCGTTCTGGCAACGACGGCGACAGCATTCTCCAGATCCTGGAAACAATCGCCTCCGATGATAGTATCAGCAACGCCGAACCTACTTCAGACCCTATCGACTTCTGATCATACTGTGCCACTTCGATAGGTGGCACAGCGGAGGGTTCCTCCCTCCCCTTTGCCCCCTACAATACTTTCAGTTCACAAGGCAACCCGATGACCACCGCCACCGCCACCGTCTACGGTGTGTTCACGATGGGCACCGACTACTACGACTCTGAGTTGGTGCTGCACACCCTCTACGCTGACCCTGCCGATGCTGACCGCCTGGCATCCGAACTCCGCGCCATGACGGAGGCAGAGTATGGCTGCCCTGATGAGCCCGTCTACAGCGCGGTGGAGGTTCAGGCGCTGACGGTTCTCTGATTGGCACAAGGGGGGCGCAGACGCCCCCACCGACCCCTTATACTGATCTCAGTTCAAACGACACCTGATGACCCGCTACGACGTGATCTGCCCCTCCGCTCCCTGGGAGAACACTACCACCGATGCCGACCGCGCATGGGACCTCTGCCTGGACCTCTCTGAGGAGTACGGCTACGCCCAGGTCCGCTGCAACGGGGTGATCATCGGAGACTACACTGAGGGGCGCTGACCCCCCGCTGATCTGCTACAATACTCTCAGTTCAACCGACACCGACCGATGATTCTTTCTCCCGCCACCCGCCTGCATGATCGCCAGACCGTGTGGGTTGCCCGTAAGAATGACGACACCCCCTTTAACCGCCTGACGACTGAATGGGGCATCCCCGCCACCGTGTACGCTGCCCAGTTCGCCGAAGTACACGCCGCCGACGTTCGGCAGGCGCAGTGGGGTTGACCCCCTGCCGCCGACCCTGTAGAATTCTCTCAACCGCAACCCACCCGATGAACACCCCCACCGTGATGACCGCCGCCGAACTGAATGCTGCCATCGCATCGGGTGCCATGCGCCTGACCCGTCTGCCCCGTCGTGGTCCCCGTAAGGGCGAAGCGACTGCTAACCGTGTTGGTGGTGGTGGCACCGCGTGGCGCCCTTCTGTTGCTGCGGGTCACGCCAACCGCCACATCCGCAACGGGTCGCCTGCCCTGCGGTGACCCCATCCCCTGCCCCCTGCGTTCGTTCGTGGGGGGCAGTTCGTTCGTTCGTGATCGACAGTGCCCCGCCGCCGCGCCCGATCGGGGGCGCCCCCGTGTTATAAAAACGCACCACTACCCTAAGCTATAAACGACCCAGATCGACCTCTAAATATCTCCCTGATTCAAAAATCCCGGAAGAATATATAAATTTGAAAAAGGTCAATGATAATACAGAAATGAAAAAAAATTCCGGTGATATTTTTGAGTCTCTACAGGTCGATCCAATTTCGGGCGATTATTATTTGATTATACCTGAGCAAGTTATCAATGATCTTTCTTGGTACGAGGATACAGAAATTCAAATACATGTAGAGGGCAATGAAGTTATTCTGTCAGAAAGAGTTGATTGACAGGTAATACATAATAGAGTATGATACTGAAGTAAACAACTTATCTTATGGCTAAAGGATTTACAGTAAAAGCAAAATCGCCAGTGACCGATTCAAATGCACCAGAATGGGACTTTGATCTGGCAAAAGAAATGGTGCGGGGAAAATCAATCGTATTCTGCTTACCTGGCAGAGGTGTTTCTTATACCTATCTCAAAAACTTTGTACAACTTTGTTTTGATCTTGTACAATCAGGTGCAAGTATTCAAATCTCGCAAGACTATTCATCCATGGTAAACTTTGCAAGATGCAAATGTTTAGGTGCGAATGTACTGCGTGGACCTGACCAGATTCCTTGGGACGGCAAACTTAAGTATGATTGGCAACTTTGGATTGATTCAGACATCGTTTTCAATACTGAAAAGTTTTGGCAATTGATTCTAATGGATAAAGACATTGCTGCTGGTTGGTATGCAACTGAAGACGGGCACACGACATCAGTTGCTCATTGGTTAGAAGAAGATGATTTCAGAAATAATGGTGGAGTGATGAATCATGAAACTGTTGAAAGTATCTCAAAGCGTCGTAAACCATTTACTGTTGATTATACAGGTTTTGGTTGGCTTCTAATTAAGCATGGTGTTTTTGAAAATTCAGAAATGAAATATCCTTGGTTTGCGCCAAAGATGCAAGTCTTTGAGTCTGGTGAGGTTCAAGACATGTGTGGTGAAGATGTATCGTTCTGTTTAGATGCTAAAGAAGCAGGATTTGAAATCTGGTGCGATCCTCGTATTAGAGTCGGGCACGAGAAGTCAAGAATCATTTGATAGAATGTCTAACGAATGTTACAATATTCTTTGTAAAGGGCGCAGAATTTATACGTCGCTCACAGAGGAAGAATATTTCAATATAATGGAGGACCTGTCGATTGAGTATTATCGGACAGGTTCTCCACAACCTGAAGATCTTGAAACTGAAATTTTATTGGAGAATACAACATGGCTGCAAAATCAAAAGTTGGATTGAATAAGAATAGTTCTTATAATCCAGGTCCTCCTAAAAAGTCTCGTCAGGGATGTGGTAATGGAACTAAATATGCTGCGTCTTCTCGTAACGTAGCACGTAAAAAGTATCGCGGACAAGGTAAAGGTTAATGTATCTAATCGAAGGTGATGAAGAATGGAATCATATTCATTCTGAAGACCTTTGGATCTATAATAAATTATTTCTAAGTCGGGTTTTGGGGTATAAATGTGGTCCTGTTGGGACTACAGTTCCTCAACCCGACTTTTATATTGTGCGTCCGATGGTTAATATTTTGGGAATGGGGCGGTTTGCTCGTAAAGAATGGATTGAAAAGTACACCTGTACATTTCATCCTGGCGAATTTTGGTGTGAGATCTTTGAAGGTGAGCATTTGAGTGTTGATTTTTATCATCAGACCTCAGAACTCGTTGTATTAGGCACTCGTGACCAAGAGGATCCTTATTATAAGTGGAAGAGATGGGAAAAGATCGATAGAAAAATCGTTTTCCCTGATGTATTAAAGAACTTGAAGGGTGATTATGACTGGATTAATTGTGAATTTATTGGTAATCAGTTAATCGAAGTTCATTTTCGTCGAAATCCAGACTTTCGCTATGATAATTCAGTTGCGATTCCAGTTTGGGATGATGAAAAAGTTGAAAATATGAGATTTATTGAAGACTCTGATTATCTACGCAAGGGTTTTTATGTGGAATAAATAAATTTTTACTAAAAATTGAGTTGAAAAAGATTTCAATGGGGAAACACCTACTTTTAGAGGTGTATGATGTTCAGTTTGACTTAATCAATGACGTAGAATCTCTACAGAACGTCATGATTAAGGGAATTGAACGTGCAAAGATGACAATCTTGAACACTTTTTCGCATTGTTTTCTCCCACAAGGGTGTACAGTCGTGATTGCGTTAGCAGAAAGTCATGTTTCTTGTCATACTTGGCCAGAAAATGGGTGTTTGGCAGTCGATGTGTACACTTGTGGCGAAGGAAACCCACGCTTAATCGCTCTAGAAATTCTCAAATATCTGGATTCAGATAATTATTCTCTTCGGGAAGTCGAACGTTAAATAGAAATAAGGAGATAGCAACCTCCTTTATAAAAGTTCTGTTTTATTTTTAAAACAGGAGCTAAAATGTCTAATTTACCAGTAGATAGGGACAAAGACTACATGTATGAAATGTGGGGCACAAACCAACTAATCACTGATTATGACAATGCACCCAAAAAAAGAGTCATTCAGGAAGTAATGCATGACAGAGCACCAAAACATGACTTCAGAAAACAAGTCGAGTTGCATGAAAAAATTAGAAATGATGAAGATTATGATGATTGGGATTATGGAACTGAACCAACCTATGGTTCTTCCTGGAAATCAACATAAATAAATAAAGAAATTTTATGTCCCATGTCTGTTACAAGGATATCTAGATCGTTTAAAGATATTAGTTTATCCTTTGAACCTCATCCGGTGACAAAGGATCTTGCTGTTTTGAAAAATGAACGTGCAATTATGCGTTCAATTCGTAACTTAGTTGAAACAATTCCAACAGAAAGATTCTTTAATTCACTTCTTGGATCAAACGTTCGTTCAAGTTTATTTGATTTTGTAGATTATGGTACTGCTTCATTGATTAAAGATCAAATTGAGAACACAATTTCAAATTTTGAACCAAGAGTTAATAATGTTTCAGTTGATGTTAATCCTCTTCCAGATTTAAATCAATTTGATGTGACTGTTGTTTATGACATTATTGGACAAGAACTTCCCACACAAGACTATTCGTTCATTTTAGAGGCAGCAAGATAAAATGCCTTTTACTAAATTTACCAATCTAGATTTTGATCAGATTAAGACATCCATCAAAGATTATCTCCGTGCAAACTCTACGTTTACGGATTTTGACTTTGATGGGTCTAATTTTTCTGTTCTGATTGACACGTTAGCGTATAACACATATATTACTGCTTTTAACTCAAACTTGGTTGTCAACGAATCTTTCTTAGATTCAGCAACCGTAAGAGAAAATGTTGTTTCTCTCGCAAGAAACATTGGATATGTACCACGCTCTAGAACCGCCTCTACAGCGTCTATATCTTTTAATGTTAGTACATCAGCAAGCACATCTACATTGACCTTACAGGCGGGTCTGGTGTGCGTTGGTAC